GCTCGCAGGTCATCATCCAGTCGTAGGCACCACTGACAAGGTAGTCACTGGTAACCTCTTGTGTACTGAATGCCATGAGCAGCATTAGAAGAGGCATAAGATGAACGTACTGTCATTATACACTGACATTACTATGTATGCAACTAGTTTGGTATAACGCTATACCAACTTTATAATTCTTTATGCTTCTTCCCAATCAAAGAAAAATACTTGAGTTAATCTGCCATTTTCAATGCTGTCACCAAACCCAGGAACAATACTTCTATGAAGTAGGTCGCCCCTATAAAGAACAAGACGATTGTAAACATTACCAATCATGGTAATTAGATTCTCATTCTTATCGAATATTCCTGTTCCAGAATCTATAGGAGCATTAGGTGTAAGGTACAGAACTCCTGCCCACTCACTCTTGTCTTTATGAATCCAAGTCTTCTCTCCCTCTAGGCACAACTGAAATCTAAAGCAGTCCATGTTATCTCTGAACTGAATAGGACCATACTCTTGAGTGCCTAGGATCAAATCAATCTTATCACCAACCATATTCTGATATTCTTTATCAGCAGCATCTGATCGATGACCAGGGAAGGTTCCCGAAGTATTGAACTCAATTTGTAGAGCAGACTCCCTAACAGCATCAGGATTATCTAGGAAGTCATCAACAATAATCGTATTGACTCTCACAAGAACATTCCCTGTTCACTCATAAACTTGAGAGTCTCCTTCAAAGATCCGCGATGATTCAATCCAATGGCAATCTGAGGATACTCTGCTTCACTACCAAACTCAGCACGGAACTGTCTATCACTGAAATCAGCACCAAGCAAAAACTGTTTTACATCTTGTCCACAGGCTTCAAGAACCATAACTGCACGTTCAGATTCTTGACCACCATTACCATAAACTAATGCTTGCATAACAATCTTCTTCACTACCATTTGTTTTGTTTTATCACACCAAATGTAAGGTGTTTCAGATCCATCCTTATGAATGATACTATACCTAGTCACGCTGTCTCCAGTCGTCAGGTTTATCTTGCTTAAACCAATCTACAATTTCATCTGCAGAATCAAACCCCGTTTTGTAATTAGATGGGTCGGGGTCTCCTAGTCCCATCTTATTCATAAAATCATCCATACTGCCCTCCTCAATATCTTGAGCCGCATGGCGACGTGCTTTGCGTAACCATTCTCTAGCAGTGGTATTTGCTTTGGACAACTTCTCTGCCCAAATCATATCACTTAAATCAACCTCTTCTTTATTGGAGATCTTTCTGCAGATGCCTTCCAAACGAAGACGATATTGGGTTGACAACATAGTGACGTATCCCTTTAGATTTATTTATTGAGACCAGCAATAACAGCGTCCAACTTCTCTGCACGACCAAGATAATAATCTCTCTGCTCCTCCAGAGCACAGTTAATATCATCCACAATGACTTCAACATCAATGTCATCATTGAAGTAGGTCTGAATTGCCTCAGTCAAGTATCTTTTCCTATTCCACTCAGGGGAATAGGGTCTATAGTTTGACATAATAAAACGTATTCATGCCGATAGTTTAATAGAGTCCAGACAATTTGTCAACTAGTGCTCTTTGTATTTGTCTGGATTCTTCTTCACATCATATATGAAATAACTAAAGGGAACCAAAAGTAAGGTTCCCATCAGTGACCCAATCAAAGCGGGATCAAACGCTGTCAGTATCTTGTGAATCATTGTCCTCTCCGTATTCCTTTAAGAGATTGTTGACAAGTGTTTCACTCCCATCCAGATTTTTAATCTCATAGAGGGGAGACTTCATATACTTTTTGATCTTTTTATATTCTTTGATTAATTTTTCTACTTCTTCTTTTTGTACGAAGACTTTTGCTTTACCGTCTCCAGCACCAAATCCATTAGACATTATTTTTTACCTTTGGGTGGATTATATAACTTAGGATTAGTAGTGCCAGAGGATTGTTTAAACTCTAGAAGGTCCTGTCGATACATGTCCCAATAATGATCGAAGATATCCACTTGTTTACCTGCAATCACCAAGTCATGGCACTTACGACCACCCTTCATGTAAGTTACGAAGAATGCAGTGCAAGGCAATGACTTATCATCGACTGATGTAGGATCACAATCCTCATGCAGCACCTTGACTTTGCTTTTACTCAACTACGACCTCCCCACTGGATATCTGGATATGCCTCAGCGATGGCAGACTTGGTGATTTTATATCTAGTCTGCAACTTCTTATCCTTAACCAAAACCATGATCTCGGCTTCCCTAGGATGAAGTCCTTCAAGCATCTGAATGAACATCGTCTCTCTACGGAGACTAGTAAGGGATGGGTTACCTCCTTGCAAATAATTGTAGAAGTTCTGCCATTCCTTACGGATAGAAGTTGCTCTCTTACGAACAACTTCATCCATTTTAGACAGACCGTCAACCTTATTCAACTTCTCAATCGAAGCAGACAGGGATTCATTTTGTGCAGTCTGCTCCTCTGCACGAGAGTAAGGTACATCACCCTCAGGAAGAGCAGACACAGCAGTGTCATCAAAATTCCAAATCAGAAGTGCGATCAGACCTTCAGTCCTATATTTTTGCAACACCTCCGCCTTCTTGGCAACTGTCCTCTGTCCATGAACCAGATCGAGGATCTCATGCATGAAGGGATTGGGTTGCAATTCAGGAATAGGTTTAGTCGTCTTCTTCTTCGTAGTCGTCATAGCCATTTTCAAATCGTACTGCTAAAATTTCATCGGGAAGAATGTTCCCATTTTCGTCAAACATTTCGGGATGTGTATAGACTGGTGAGGACATTAGTACATGTTCCTTCGCCATCCAACCAACCACTCCGCCCACAATGAGCATCATTATGGAAAATAATGCGGAGAATGTAAGTGTAATTGCTAACATCGGACTGCTCCCGAGATTACCTCTTTTTAATAATACCAAGTTTTATTTCAAAATGGAAGTGTATCTCTCGCTTTAGGAGAGAGATCACCTTCCCAAACATTATGCCGAATGTTTTAGGTTTTGGTTCCTCCCTCCTGCTGCGGTGTCGCAACATTAACTCGAATCCCCTATTGATATCAGGAGAATCTTCTGCTTTATTTAGTTGACTTCTTTCGTCTTCCTGGTTTCTTGTCATTACTGTATCTCCAGGCATCTTCAAGAATACCGTAGAGATATTCCTTTATTTTTCTTGCTTGTGGTTTTGGAATGTGACCATATCCCTCTCGCAATTGCTTGTGAGTATCGTCTTGACCACCCAGAAGATACTCTTCTAGATCCAAAATCAACAAGTTGATCTCTGCTGCCGTCTTGCTTTCGATAAACTCGTCAGCATGTCGGCGCTTAGCATTACAAATTTTTAGATAGTCGTACATTTTAAGTACGAATTTACCTTCAAAGGCATAGTCAATTGCTTTCTCAACATCATAGTAGAGTGCAAAGTCAATGTCCTCTTCCATTAGTGCAGACACCATTTTAAAATTATATATCAAAAAGTGGATTTAAACAACTGTTTGGTCTCGTAAAACCAAAGATAATCTAAAGTAGATTCGTTCAAAGTTTTGAGTGCTTCATCTGCCGTATCAACCAGAGGTTGACCAGCAAGATTAAAACTGGTGTTCAATAGAATACCATGACCTGTCACCTTTTTATACTCCTTAAGGATATCATACATGTGACCAGATGCAACTGTCTGAACTCTACATGTTCCATCCACATGAGTTACACCAGGAATTATATCAGACTTCACAGGGAACGAAACCGTCATGAATCTACTGGGACATGCATTCTCAAAGTATAGGTGAGCATCCTCTTCCAAAACCATAGCAGCAAATGGTCTATACCATTCTCTCTTCTTTATTGTATTCACAATCTCTCTGGCATCTGGATTCAATGCATTGAACAGTATGGATCGATTACCTAATGCCCTCTCACCCGCCTCTGCCTGCCCGTAGAAGACCGCTACAGACTTGTTTTGGCATAGTAGATCCACCACATGTTTAGTATCTGCCATAACACCCCTATATGCAGACACATCCTGAGCAACTCCATGATAAGAAGTAGTCTCCATCGGCTGTATTGTAAAATCTTTTGTTAGTGTTCTGTACATATACATGGCAGCACCAATTGAGATGCCTCCATCATTACAAAGAGGTTCAAAAAAGAATTCAACATCTGGAAATTCTTGCATCAGATGATAGTTAGTAACTATGTTCATGGCATATCCACCACTTAAGCAAACTCTTTTTATTCCTGTTGCTTCTACATGCGTCCTAACAATGTCAATGGTCATCTCCATACACTGCTTTTGAACTTCGTAGCAATAATCAGCATACTTTTGATAGTTATCTTTCGTAATGTCAAGATAATATCTCTCCCTCATATTTTTTAAAACATGTAAGAATTGATCATTGTCTTTGAAGTATTCTTCTATATTATTGAGAGTATCAAATCCCTTCAAATCCATTCCTGGAATAGGTCTTCCATATGAAGATAGTCCCATTGCCTTACCGCAATCTTGAAGAGTTTGTCCCATTGCCAGAGCAGCAGTGTTGTATATGTTACCAATGTTACCCCACCCAGAAGATACATCACGGATTTGATATAAGCATCCATTAGAAGTCTTTTTTATTT